CTTCTTCCGGCCGCGCTTCGGCTTCTCGGTCTCTTCGGGAACCGGTGCCATCTCGCCGAGCTCCAGGTCCTTCGAGTCGATGCCCTTTCCCCAGACGTGACCGTCGTTGGTCTTGATGCGGTACTGGATGAAGTTGTTGCGGGGGTCGAGACGAGCTCCGATGATGATGCCGTCGGTCTGCTCCTTGGTCTTCGTGCAGATGAACTTGCAGAAGCGACCAATGTTGGCTTTGGCATTCTCGAGGTTAGCCTTTGCCTCCTCGTCCGAGATCTCCTTCTTCAGCAGGCGAGGTTCCTTGGGCTCCTTCTGGGTCTTGGTCTTGCGAGACTTTTTCGGCTTCTCCTCGGCGACTTCGTCGTTCTCCTTGATGCCGTTCTCGGCTTTGTACTCTTCCGTTTCGGTAGCGTTGTAGACAGCGCCCTCCTCTGCCGGATGTTCCTGAGATGCTCCTCTCGATGCGAGGAGGGATTCGATGGCGTCAAGCTCGTCACCGGTCTTGACCTTGGCCAACTTTTGAAGAACTTTCGAGCTGTAGCTCTTGTACTTTTCGATAAACTTTTCCACAGTGTTTAGTTATTAAGTGTAGTGTAAAAGTAAGAAAAAAATGTCCAATTAAAAAATCTTTCACCAGAAAAATTGAAAATATTTCAGTCCAATTCGACTGTGATTATGTCCAATATGTTGGAGGTCCTCATGCTATTGACTACCAGTAAAGCCCTTCAGATCCCCAAGTCCTTCATTGCTCGTTTTGCTTGAGCAATAGCCCTGGTTTTGACTCTTCCGTCGGGAATAGCTGCTTCGTAGCTATTGTAGTCCTCGTCCATTAATTCGTAGTAATACCGTTTCATTGTCTTTTTGTCTGTAGTATAAATATACGATAAAACGGAAGAAAAGTAGAGGCTAATCCTCTACTTCTTCACCTTTGTAATTTACGAGTTTAGCATCCTGATAGCCGAAGAATCGGAGGGCCCCGAGGTCTTTGGTTATCGTGTTCAGGATCTGGGCGAGCTCCTGGTCGGAGTAATCTTTGCAGGAATTGACTGTGTCTACTGCCCAGTAGTTCGACTGTCTAACTGAGGTATAGCCCTTCTTTCCGACAGTTACTATAAAAGCGTTAGGTCGGTCGGATAACTTGTTCTCTTTGCTTCGGAATATGACCGAGACTTTTTTGTTGTTGGGACAAGCAGCTTTTGCCAGACTTTCGATTCGATGTTTGTTCTCGTAGTTCATAGTGTTATCGTTTTGTTTATATCATAAATATAATACTTCTGCGACAAATACTACGATGTTTTGCGATATTTTTTCAGATATTTTTCTACCCTCGCTTTTACAGCTTCCATGAGAGCATCCTGCCCCCGGGTCTTCGCTTTCTGGGCTCTTATGACGTCCTGGTCCACTGTCTTCGAGCATACCAGTTTATTGACTATCACGGTCTCCTTCTGTCCTTGTCGGTCAAGCCGAGCATTGAATTGTTGCTCCAGCTCGAGAGAATAGGTCTGCCCAAACCAGATGATGCGGTGTCCTCCGGCTTGGAGGTTGAGCCCGTGACCCCCGGAAGCCGGGTGCATCAAAAGAACCTGAATTCTGCCAGCATTCCAGTCAACGATGTCCTTCTCCGTTTTGAGTTCCCGGGGCTTATACTTGGCGAGAGCCTTCATGAGCCGGTCTCTGTCATGCTGGAAGGTCCAACCTATGAGGACTGACTGTCCCCCGGCGTCCTCAATGAGTTCCTTCGTGGCTTCGATCTTCAACGTGTGCACCTCATAGGCCACTCTCTGTTCATCGTACACTGCTCCATTGGCAAACTGGAGGAGCTTCGTGGACAAAGCTGCTGCATTGACAGCTGATATCTCTACGGCGTCCCCGAGCTGATCAATCATGCTGAGAACTTGTTCCTCCTCGAAGGAGTCATAAGCTTTTTGGATTTCCGGGGGCATCTGGATCTCCACTATGTTGTCGATTCGCTCGGGGAGATCGAGGTAGTCCTTAGCTTTCATGCTCATGCAGATGTCCCCTATCTTTGAATATATGCGCTCCTGATTCTCTTTGGATATGTCGTACGAATATACAATATGCCCGTTTCTACGTCCTGGCTTAAAGTAGTTGTCACGATAGTGGGATATGTATTTTCCCAAGCGCTCTCCCCGGTCCAGGAGGTACATTTGGGCCCAAAGGTCCATAAGACCGTTGGGTGCCGGGGTACCAGTCAAACCTACTACTCGGGAGAGTGAAGCCTGAACGTGCTTAAGAGCTTTGAATCTGATTGACTTGGGGTTCTTGAAACTGCTGAGCTCGTCGATGACCACCATGTCGAATGGTAAGCAAGATCCCCCGTAGAGCCCGCATAGCCAAGCCACGTTGTCTCTTCCGATGGTGTATACGTCTGCCTTCTTGGCAAGAGCCTCACGACGTTGACGTTCTGTTCCAATGATGCGAGACACTTTAATGTGCTTCAAATGGTCCCATTTCTCGACCTCCTGTGTCCAGACTGATTCGGCTACTCTTTTGGGAGCTACGACTAATACTCGTCGGACCTCGACCTCCTTAAACATGAGCTCGTTGATGGCTGTCAAAGTAGACACTGTTTTACCCAATCCCATGTCCAGGAACAAAGCACAGTGCGTGTGGCTTATTATGTGGTCAACAGCTTGTAGCTGGTATTGATGGAGATCATTTTCGGTCATATTCCAATGCTAACATTTTACAACCCATGGTCGTGTCTATCACCTCGACCCGAAAGCCCATTGCTTTCAGTTTCTGGTGCATTAATGTCTGTATTTTTCTGGGCTTTTTGCCGAATGCTTTCAACTCAACGAAAACGACTTCGCCACCGGGGAACAGACAGAGCCGGTCAGGGAGGCCAGCATTGTGAATTGCGGGGAGTTTCAAACACCAGCCACCAACTCTCTCCACCTCAGTGACGAGTCGTTTCTCAATCGAGTTTTCGCACGTAGTATTTTTGCTTTCCATAAATGGGGAAATTTTTAGTAGACTTGCATGGCTCCCATTCGGGCATACTCTTCAACAAGTCATTGATTTCTCGGGTCTTATACCGGTCCATGTCCTCCCTGTTCCGCCCAAGACATTCGCACCATATTTCAGCAACACATACGTAGTCTCGGGGGGTGGTCCCTTTGGGGTTTAACTCATCGACCAGGAAGTCTCTTCTCTGGTAGAGGTCTATTGAGTCCCAGTTGTCCGGGAGTTGACGTTCCAAGTACGCCTCAATGATGCCTTTCCGTTCATCCGACTCGCTGTGCGAGCTTTGCTCATTTTTGGCTATTTTTTCTGCTTCATGGCTCAAATAGAGTTTTTCCTTGGATTTGTACAGGACAACTGCCTCAGCCCATATCTGGTCTATCTCGTCGTCCAGTTCCATGAACACGTCTTTTTTGGCATTGTTGGGGACCACGTCCACTGGCATGAAGCGTCTGTTGCCAGTGGGATCTCTCAGGAATTCGCTGTCGTTGGTGGTGCCGAAAAAGACGCATTGCCGGGGGTATATCTCAGAAGTTCTGGCATACGCTGGTCGGAATGAGTCTTCTGACTTAGATATGAAATGCTTCACTGACTCAACCTCCGCTTTGCGGAGACCTGAGAGCTCAGCTATTTCAATAAGCCATGCCCCCTGGATCTGCTCGAGAGCCTCCTTTCCTTGGACTGTCAGGAATGTATCGCTAAACCAGGATTTTCCCAATTTTTTGATGAACGTACTTTTGCCGGATCCTTGAGGTCCTACGAGCATAAGCACAAGGTCGAACTTGACCCCGGGGTTCATAACTCGGGCAACTGCTCCAACCAGCATCTTGCGGATGGCTTCGCGAGAGTAGATATTGTCGTCAGCCCCCATGTAGTCAATCAGGAGTTTGTCTACCCGTTGGATCCCGTCCCATTTGAGGTCATTGAGGTAGTCCAGAATCGGGTGGAAGTGGTTGCGTTCAAATTCCAGAGCCATGGCATCGTCGATCTTTAGCGAGGACGTTATTCCATATACGCAACCCAAATAGTTCCGGACCCCGGAGTAGTCTACGTTCTTGACCGGCTCCGGCTTAACAACCCGACGCCACGGGAGATTCCCGAAAACGTACCTCTTCCCGTCAAAGTCGTTCTGTCTGAACAGTCTTTTGAGTCTGGGATCGTTTGCAAATATGAGGTTGAGGTTGGCATCCGACGAGAGGTATGCTCCTCGGGTGTCAACCTCCAGCTCCTTCATCCACTCGACGCTCTCAGCCTCCGGGTCAACCTCCTTTTCGGCTACTTCTTCCTGAGTCCGATCATGCTCTGGATCGGCAAACTCGTACTTGGCACTGTTGATGTGGTCGTTGGCAATGGTTGTCTTAGTGTCGGGGTCATTGCGTACGAACTCCTCCATTGCTGACACACTTGGCAACTTCGACGAGGGGTCCTTTACCTTGTCGTCAAGGTGGCCGAATTTGTGTATGCGGACCAGGTCAAACGCATTGCAAAGTTTGCCCCCACACGGGTCAGTTCCATGATGGGAATAAGCGAACTTGTCCTCATACACGATCAGACCAGCCGAGGCGCTGCCTTTGGTGTAAGTGTATCGGTCTTCCAATGCTGACGGGACATAGGTGTCGGAGAGGAAGGTCTCTATTGCTTCGGGTATGGAGTACGTCCTACAGAACGCTCCTATGAGCCCCCTCTTTATGGTTGGGTCCTCCTGCTTCTTAACGGCTCTGTCGACAGCTTCGAAACGGGACGAAGCTGTGGGCCAAAGTGACGAATCTTTCCAGTCGGCATAGGAGTTGAGGACCTCGTCAGCATCAATCCATGGACCGTCTTGGACCTTAAAATAGTAGTCCATGTCCTTCGGCGTAGAAGGCCAGAACATGAGTCGGTTGGTCTCGAAGGTTGAATTGTCGAAAAGATCTATCCCGATTATCCCGGCAATTTTTCGGCTTATGGCCACATACTCATCAGCCGTGACCTCTCTGCTCAGTGGCATTATTAGTCGGTACCGAGGAGACGCATCTGAGTGTTTGTGAGTCCCGTGCAGAACAGCTGCATTGTCAAACTGGAGAGTGAAGTCGTCCCAGAGGTCTTTGTGGGCAAAGTCCAAGTCGAGGGTCATCAGTTGTCTGTGGACCACATTGGCCGGACTTCTTTTGCCTCCCCTCAGGTAGCCCCCGACATATCCACCTACGTCCTTTATTTTGAGCTGGTCCTCCTTGCTTGCAGAAACAAATTCCTTGAATGTTTCAGTGGTCTTATTCTCCTCCCCGAGTCGACTGACCAATTCAGACCATTTCAGTTTCTTGTTGCTCCATACTTTTGATCTTGCACTCAGTCCGATTGCAATGTCAAGTTCCCCATCGTATATCATTAATCTTTTTTATAAAATTTAGTAACGTATCCGTCTGCTTTGAGAGGCAATCCCATTGGCAAGCAGTTCAGCCAAGGAAGATCCTCCCCCATAACTCTACACATAGTCTCCAGACAATCCCCGGCTCGGTCTTCATCTACCTCTGCAATAGCTTCATCATGGACGTGCATTACTATTTCGAAGTCTTTCATAATGCTTAGTCTGTACATTGCTTCGGCGAGAAGATCCCGGGAGATTGCCTGGACTATGTTCTCCACCAGTTTGCCCCCGTAAGTCTCTACCTCAGTCCATCCTACTGACTGGACCATGCCGTCATAGACAATGCCAGTCTGCCCGAACCTGTTGGGTCTCACCCGGGGATTTCTGTAGTATAATTTTCTCCCCGCTGGGAGGGCTATTGTCAGATTGGTTCCGTCATGTTCAAATACGAGGCAACTTACTTTTTTAGTCTTTCTGGTCTGGACGCACTCAATGGCCTTTCCGTTCACCTCAGCCCAAAACTCAACGATTTTAGGATTGGCTCGACGCCAAAGAGCTACGATGGAGTACATTTCCTTTTTGGTCAGCTTCTTCTCTTTGTCCATCTTCTCCATTGCGTTGACCGACCCCTCATATCCGAGTGCCAATTCTGCCGTCTTGCCCCGCTGTCGGAGGTCCGATCCTTTCGTAACCTGCTCAATGGGGACCCCGAACATGAGTGATGCTGATGCCTCGTAGATCTTGCCATGGGTGTTGAAGACGTCGAGTCGCCATTTCTCCTGGGCTAACCAGGACAGGACCCGGGCCTCAATAGCACTAAAGTCGGCTACTGCAAACATTTTCCCCTCCGGGGCTATGAAGGCTGTTCGGATGAGCTCGGACAAAACATCCGGGATATTGCCGTAACACATTTCGATAAGGCCGTAGTCTCCTTTCTCTACTATGCTTCTGGCGAGGTCCAAGTCCTTCATGTGATTCTGGGGGAGGTTCTGGAGCTGAATCATTCGGCTCGACCAACGTCCTGTTCTGTTGGCTCCGTAAAACTGGAATAGTCCATGGGCTCTCCGGTCTTTGGCAGCGCAGTTGAGCATTGCAATGTACTTCTTAGTTGAGGTCTTGGACAGTGCAAGCCGACCAGCGAGGACCTCCTTGACCAAGTCGGGAGCCTCCGGATTGTTTTTCAGATACTCGAGAATTTCGGGCTTTCCCAGTGCAGGGAAGTTGAGCCCGAAATTAGTGCTAAGCCACGTCTTCAACTGGGCCAAGCTGTTCGGGTTATCCAAGCCTGTCAGTTCCTTCATTCGGTCAGTCATCTCCTCCGTGTATACCTCGTCGAAAGAGATGGCGTTCCCGGCCATGCCGAGATCTATCAGGATCCCCCGGTCGTTGATGCTTTGGTCTACGAGGTAGTTCCGACGTTCGAACTCCGGGAATGGGAATTGGTCCAGCTGTTCCACGATGTCGCGTTCGGCAATCACGTCATATTCGGCATACGTCTTGAACTCGTTCCACTTGCCCGGGTCGTCGTCCGGCATGTTCCGAGTCCTCATCCCGTTGGACTTGGTTGGCTTGCACGGGGAGCAGAAAAACCGGATTAAAGCTTTACCGGTCGACTTCTTCCCGTGCTCCCCGAGGGCCAAAGCTTTGGAGAGTTCATCCAAAGCCAAAGGCAGTCCGCAATAGGCTGCTTTGGTCATTGAGCAATACAATTGGTCAATTGGGATGGGTAGTCCTATACGCTTAAATACGAGTCTCTCAAATACTGCGTTATGCGCCCATTTCTCAATCCCCGGATCAGTTAAAGCAGAAACGAAGTAATCGGGGAGCTCCTCTCCTTTGGCCAGATCTATCACCTGAACGGGAGAGGTGTCAAAGGCGAAAGACACCATAAGGAGTTGAAAGTCCCCCGATTCTATGTATTTATAGGCGCCCGTGGATTTAATGTCCTCCGGGCTATATGTTTCGGTATCGAAATATAAGCGTCTCGGCATGTTGACTACTGTTAAATTTGTTGCTGGGCGGGGATTCGAACCCCTAATCCCAAGTAAGACCCAGCATACCAACCTACATAAGGTCGTCGTCCCACGGGTTCTGGCCGAAATCCTCTTCTGCCGAAGATCCCCCGGAGAGACGTTCTCCGTCAGCCAACTTCTGGAGGTTGTTCAACCCGCAAGCAACGCCTTTATTGCCATTCGTGTTGAAGGCGTAGAAGTTGATCGACGCCCGGCCATAGCATCCGGAGTAGAAGTCCTCTCTTTCGATGATCGGGTTGAGGTTGATGTCCACGATGCCAGGACGGTTGTCCGAGTTGGCATTGACGAACATGTGCCCTGCATACTCCGGATTGTCAGGTCTTTCGGTGTCCCCATCACGGAGAGGATTCTTCCACGTGGGAGGAATCTTGCCACCCAATTTGGCGATGCCTTCTCTGAGAGCCGTGTCGATGGCTTCCTTGACCCGAGCCAGAGTTGCCGAGTCAGTCTTCGAGATGAGAATGGACACCGAGTATTTTGCTCGGTCGGAACCCTCCATTGCACGGGGTTCCCATACGTTGACGTAACTGAACCGGACTTTGCCGGTAACTACTTTGGTTGTTGCACTCATAATTGTTGGAGTTTAGTTATTTGAAAAATCGAGTTTTGCTTGTTCTATGCCCATTGCCGGACGTTTGTCAGACTCAGGGACGAGAGTGGGTTTGCCAGGAGCTTTGATGACGAGGTCCCCGACCAGTGAATCGAAGTCCTTCTTGAGGAGCTTCTCGATAGCCGGGATTCCAGCCAGTTTGACAACTTGGAACTGCTCCGGAGTGTAGTCGCATGCGGTAAGAACTTCCTGAACTGCATTCTCGTCAGTCCATTTCCGCATTGACCTTCCTTCTACTACCTTATATCCCGGGACCTTCTCGCCCGAGATGGCTTTGGAGAGCAGGTGCTCAGATACAGCATTTACCCATTCTTGGAGCATGGGGGCTTGCTCGAAAATCTGAGCGAGCTCCTCAGTGGTCAGGAGTTCGGGCTCTTTGAACTCGTGTTTGGCCAAGTCAAGATTGTGGTCTGCCATTTTGCGGCACAAAGCTTTGACTCTGCACCACCTGCACCAGTGCCCGACTTGGAATTCCCCCTCCCCGGAGTAAGCGAGAGCTGCTTTGGGTTTCACTACCTCCTCACCCCATTTGTAGAGGTCTTCGGGGGTAATCTCCCATGACGAGATTCGATCCTGCCGGGGCTGGACGATAGTCAACTTTACCATGTTGATGTCGTAGACCATCTCAAATTTGGACAATGCCCCAAGAGCATACAGCATCAGCTGAGCATTGTTCTCAGCGAAAACCGGCACGCCAGTGCCAAACTTGAGGTCTATGATCTCCATGACCCCGTCAGCGATAATGCAAGCGTCTCCAGTGCCGAATCCTTGTTCGACCCAAGCCGAGAAGTCCAGTCGCTCCTCCAGAAGAACGAGTGCGTCTTTGGTTTTCCGAAGAGCTTCCGTATATTGGTCCGTTACGTACTGGCAATAAGCCATTACGGGCTCATCCATGTCCTCAGTGTAGAGGCCGTTCTTCTTCAGCTTCCGGAGTTCAGCAGACGTAACGTCAACAGGCGTTATGCGGAACCTTGCTCGGAGGTAACATTCTGCCATCTCGTGAGCCAGAGTACCCTCTTCGGCATACTTGGAAGGCTTACCGGTTTCCTCAAACTTTTCCTCCAGTCTGGCACTGGGGGTGCAGTTGATCCACCGGTCTGCCTTTGATGCCGAAAGCATAGCGTGCTTACGAGATGAATGATCCGGGGCTCCCATTACGCAAGGTCTTTGAGGAATTCGTAGAACGAGTCGTAGTTTCGGGCATCCAATCCCGTCACATTCTTCGCTCCCAATTCAGTGAGCTTTGCCCGGATGGTTTCGCGGTTGTTGTCCACCTTACTTGCAAGGAGAATCCGGATGTCCTGAATGGAGACAGCGGGGTCGGAACCCAAAGAGGAGTTCGCATCCATCGGCATGGGTTCGGGTTCCCCCGTCTTTCTGGGGGCTGGAGCCGGAGCTGGCTTCTTCACGTCCTGTGCAGGAGCTGGTTTCTTGACGTCAGTCGTCTTGACTGTTACAGGATTTGATCCTATGTCCTGACAGATTTTGCGGACCATTTCGAGATCCTGAGGCTCTTCGAGGTTTGCCTCGAACTTAATTTCTACTTTCATTGTCTTGATGATTTTTAATTATGGTGTTCAGAAGTTCAATGTACTTGCTGAGAGGTATAGCTGGGTCATGGAGAACAGTTTCATGAAACAAGGACCCGAGATGGAACACCTTCGTCTCTCCTGTTTTGACTGATAACTCTGCTCTGTAGTTTCCGTTTGTCAGAATACATGTCTCTCCATTAAATCCGGAGCTCCATGCTCCTTTGTAGAGGTTGTCGACTGATACTCCAAGCCAAGCTGCTAACCGAGAGACTTGCTCCGAGTTCAGCAATGTCTTTCCGTTGAGGACCCGGTTGAGAGCTGCTCGGGGAAACCGGTTATCAGGGAACAGAAATTCTGCCACTTCTTGAAGTCTTAGACCCCTCTGTTCGATTAGTTCTCTGAGATTGATAGTCATTGTGTTGTCCATGTTATTTATCTCAAATATAATCAATTTTTCCCACGTATAAAAACTTTTCAATCTTTTTTGTGAAAATTGTTTACTTAGTGAGGAGGTATATCGCTTGAGCAATAAACATACTCCTTCTGCTTGGACTGAGGCGATTGTATGCTTCTCGTATAGGCTCAATGGCTTTCTCGAGCTTGAGGTCTTTTCCTTTCCTCTCCAGTTCCTTGATGTCTCTGTAAACCCTGGTCCTTTCCTGCCACTCCAGAACGTCTCCCTTATCTGGCCACCAACCCGCCACGGGGACGAATTTGGAGTTGAGCACATAAGCCGATTTGCCGTCCTCCGAAAATGGCTGACGAGTGATAGCTCCCGGAGTACAGTTGGGGTTGATCTTCTTCCCGAACGAGATGGGCTCCATGTATGTAGGTCCCTCTCCTGGAAGCTTGTCCATTATCATGTAGTGAAATCCGAACTCGTCTTCGTACTTAAACACTACGTATTCTTCAATCTTTTCCATAATAGTTATATGTTTAAGGTTCTTGCTGATATTCTGCATTTCTTGCCAAAGTAAGTGAAGGCCTGACCGTTAACTGCAATGTCTTTCAGTTCAGTCTCAGTGTAAGGCTCGTACTCACCTTCAATGTTGATTCGAGTGGCTCCCCGGGAGTTAGCCAAAGCTCTGAAGGAAGTGAAGACCCCCTCAATGTATCCCATTCGAGTGACGATGAGTACTGATTTCATTGCTCTCATAGTTGTGTAGGTTTTTTGTTTACACTACAAATACGATACTTCTGCGGTAAATACTACGATAAAATCAGCATTTTTTTCCGTTTTTAAGAATCCCCATAATGACCATTTCGGTTGGGTGAAGCTGATTTTGTCCGGATTTCCGACAATCTCTCCCACATTAAGCCAGCCTTAAACCCGATGAAAGCCAGGAGTTTCTCCTTTCTCGTGAGGGGCTTGTCGCTTTTAATGCCTAACCTGTCAAGGATGGTCTCAATCCCTTCATTGACAAAATCAGACTGATTCTTGACTGACTCTCTGCGGATAACCCCAAGGAGGGTCTCCGCTATATCGCTGGAGTCTTTCAGCTCCTTGGATACGATTCCGTTGTAATAGTTGTCCGATTTGGGGTCCGGGTCTGCCGGGAGGACCCAGTTGAATTTTTTT